TCAACTTCCCGCGTAAGGTTGCGGCTGGTTTGGGTAGCGGTTTTGAGACTGCGACTCACGCACTCGATTCGCCGGGCTACGCTCTGATTCCTCATCCGTGGGATAAGGAATCACGGCTACCGCCGCGGGAGCTACCGGCTCACCCTTCGGGCGCTGCGCGTCGTCCAGTGCGTTCGGAGTCATGGTCTGTTGGTTGAGATCGCGTTGGTCTTTATTAAACCGAGCGCTGCCATCGTCGAAATCCTGAAACATCCCGTTTTCGACAAACTGGAGGCACACTGCCTCATCCATCGCGATCTTGGTGCCCTGTTGGGTGTATGCCGTGCATTTACCCCGAATAAGCACAGCAGCGGCGATTCTGGGGGCCATGACGGGCTTGGTGATGTCGTCATACTTGGGAGCCGTAAACGGCAGGTCTGGGACGCGTGGGCGTTGCGCTTCACCCCATGAATAGATCGGCTTTTGGAATTGCGGCGGGGCTGGCTGATTGGGTTGAGCAGATCCACTTTCTTCCACCGTTGGCAGTTGGTCGAGATCCGGCGATTTTGAGATCCCGGTTAGAGCACGATAGCCATACCAGACGATGGCAAAGAACAGCACGGGCAACAGGACCATAAGCATCAAGCGCATCGGGATACGCTTTTTAACCGTATGCATGTCCGCCGACTTATACCAGGTGTAGACCTCTTTCGGATATACAAAGTGGCTCTCAATGCTGTTCTTGGTGGATTTATCGACGTTCTCCCGCACCTTGTGGAATTCGTGGATTTTGGACTTGGCAAAGCCAAAAAACCGCTCGACGTGGTAATGGTAGTTCACGAGCCGGCGCAGATTGGAATCAACCAGCATGGGGTGCTGCGTAATCAGATAGAGATCATGGCCATCATGCCGGTGCGTTTCCAATTGGCTAACATGGCGAGGCACCGCAGCACCGGTGGCACGAGGTCTAAAGGTGGACTGACATTCATCAATCACGATAATCGCCCCCTTGGGGCAATCTACCCATTTATCAGCAGATTCGAGCTGTTGCCAATCTAGGGTGAGTTCCGGGATGCCGTGATAGAACACCGGGCGATTTTCTTTATCCGCCCTACTCTTCACCGTGGACAAGGTATAGAGGCTTTTACCCGAGCCTGGGAGGCCTGTTATCAGGTGAATCATTTGATCACCTGCCTTGTGAGGACGCCACCCGTCAGACCTTGCACGATGTATCGCGCCGCTATGGCACTAAATACGATATTGATCGATTCGCCCAGGCGCAGGAGGCCCACTGCCCCAATGACATCCGCCGGGACATTGGTTAACAGACCAAGGGCGGCTTGTCTTGCGCCAGACAGCAGCACATCCAGCCCTTGATAGGTCACATAGGTAATTGCCAAGGCCACCAGTACACGCCCGACCAAGGTTTTAAGCGACAGGGCAGCAAAGCCCCAGAACATGGAAATGAATAATGGCATTTATACCGCTCCCGCTAAGATTCGGCCTGCAGCGACATAAGCCAAGGCCATGAAGACATACCCGACCACTGCCAGATATGGATTGAGTTCAGATAGACGCAGGGTGTAACTGCGACCAAATACAGCGAAGGTCCGGTCTTGAATCCCGGTGGCGGAGATCGGGCTGGAGGCATCCAAGGCAGTGGGCAAGTTAACAATGGTCCGGTTGTTCTCTTCTGCCGGATTGGCGGTCGTATCAGTGCCATTGGCTAAGGCTTCGCCCTTGCTTTTCCATTCGGCGTTTTCTTTAAACCACTCGCAGTTACGTCGGGCCTGTTCTTTTGCCATGGCGCACTGGATCGCATCGCCCTTGCACGCCACCGCATCGCATGCCCCGGAAATATCGGAATCCGTCGCCGCCTTGCACTGCGCAGCCGTGGGATTCTCAGCGCAATAGCTGGTCTGGCTGACCGTTTTCGTTTCGGTCTTCGTTTCCTTGGTGCCGTCTTCATTGGTCTTTTCGGTGGTAGTGACGACAACAACCGTACCATCGCCGTTGAAGGTAGCGCTCGAATTGGTGGTGCTATTGCTGGAGCTGCTCCCTGTCGGGTTGCCGTTGGCGTCTTTGGTCGAGCTGTTAGAGCTGGAAGACGAATTGTTTTTCGTGGTGACAGGTTGCGAGCCTTGAGAGCCAGCGGAAACGCAGGAGGTAACACCACCCACACTGATAAAGCTTTTGCCTTGGCTCATGCAATTAGCCTCAGGGGTTAAGGCCGTGTTATTGGTGGCAGCCGAGCAAGCAGCCCCGGTGCCATTGCCATATTGACCAACACAAGCACCCTGCCCGTTGGTGAGTTTGATGCACATATCAACCGCGATGGAGTAAGTGCAATTGCTCAGGCAATCGGTGGAGCCATCGGAGCCGAAGTATTTAGAGCCAGTGACGCCAGAGACAAAACCGGATTTGCAAGATTCCTGGCATGTACCTGTTGTGGGATTTCGCACCTGACCAGCGGCACATTGCGGGACTAAGCAGGTGTGAAGAATGGTCGGCGTGACACCACCGGGGCAAACTTCGTGGGCGGTAATATTCCCGATATTTCCATTTTTGCTGTTACAGAAATATTTCCAATTATCGACCTTAGTGACACTGCCATAAGAAACGCCTGAATAAGCCGTATAGGCTTGGCAAGATTCCTCGGGTGTAGGCTTTTTTGTGACGGTCATGCCATCTTTTGACCAGTAATCAATAATGGAGGGGATTTCTTCATTGGCCGCATGCGCATAGCTACTCAGCACCATTGAAAGTAGGAGAATCAGGCGGAGAAAATGAGCCATAGCGCCCCCAGTAATCCGATCAACACTAACCATCCTTCCATTTTCCGTACCCCCTTAAGAAAAAAGGCCCGGAGGGCTTAGAAGCTCCGGGCCGATTGGTCTTGATCGTGGAATTAACCCCGGATCATGCTGTATACCTTCTTGATGGCCCAGACCACCAAGATGGCGCCACCGATCGCAGCTACAGCCGTTTCACCTTCACCGAGTTTTTCGGTAACAGCGGAAACGTCGATAGCGGCTTGGGCTTGTGCAGCAGCCAAGGTCATACCAACAGCCAGGTAAGCGGCAACTTTGCGGGAATACAGGTTAACTTTCTTCATGTTGAGACTCCTTTTGTTTAAGTAATGAAATGAGGACGCGGAAAACCGCTCCGATTGCCCACAGTAGCGCTATGGCAGCCGCTAGCTGTTGACCCTGTTCGACTGTCAGGGACCATGCCCCGGCGGTCAGTTCTTTTGGCTGTGCAATGAGGTATACACACTCTGAAATCTCGGTAGGTTGCGGGCTGGCGATCTGGTATTGCCCGGCTCCGATATCGGTTAAGCATTCGGCGGCGTAGGCGTCTGTCATTCCCCAGATGAACGTGAGGAATCCGCCGAGCAAAAGGCCCATAATCAGCGCCATGGCATTGACCTGGCTGCGTGAAAGATGAATGGAGGCGATCCGATTAAAGGCTTTCACTGATCGAACCTCGCAATATGAGTATGTCCAGGTCTTTCGTGGCCCATATCTGGTAATCAAAGACGCCCATCAAATCGGCGATGCCTAGCGTGTGTTGGGTGGCCACCGGGAACGTCTGTTCTTTATGGATGGCAGCGAATGCGCCGAGGTATTGGCGCATGACCTTGGGCGCGGGTATGCCCCGGCTTGCTTTATAGCGGCGCTCGCCCAATTCGCGGCTATGGGCGAATGTCTTGCTGATGTACTTGCTTAAATAAGCGGCGAGCTGCAAGCATGTGAAAATCGGCGACTGACCAGAGAAGCGCTTTTTACGGTAGCGCACATTGATCTGACCTTTGGTGTTCTCGCCTGCATCGTCTGCATTGCCACCGATGGCGATATACCAGCACTTGCGGAGGTGGTGGACATCCTGTTTACCGACGCAGGCGACGTGCATATGGAGTGCGCCGCGTTCCTGGTATTCCTTGACGCCGACATAGAGCCAATCGGGGTATTTTTCGCGAACGAGGCGCACGAAGCGGGTGAAGTCTTCGTTCAGTTTGTCGCTATCGGTCATGTTCTCGCGATAGACCAACGTCAGGAGGTGATCGGCCCCGATGGACTGGATCAGAAAGCGGACTTTTTGCCGGGCGCGGCGTTCGGCACGGCGAAGGTTTTCTTCCTGGGAGGCTTCGATTTCCTCTTCGGTTTTTTGGCGTGGCAAGCCCCTGATCCCATGCGAGCGGGATTTCCGTAGCTCGTCCATAAAGTTGACACGCCTTTGTATCATTTCCACCATTCCTGAGGCGAACTCCCTGATTGTTAAGTGATAATCGGGGAGCTCCGTATATACATGATCCTGATCTAGTGCTAAGCTTGTACCCATGTTTTAGCCATCCGCTTATGGTTAAAAATAGAAAGCCCTGATTGGTTGCCGCCTTTCAGGGCTTTTGTTTTATGCCTTTACCTGTTCCCGTGCATGCTCTCTGGTCTGACTGATTGGGGTGAGTTTTTCGATACGAGGTTGCAGCCGTCCCTGATAGTTACTCCAGCCGATAGACGCCATATAAAAGCCAGCCTCAGGCTTGAATTCCGGGTCATAACTTGGGATGACTCCTACTACCTGATCTACGAAGCATTGCAGATCGTGGCGGACGTATTCCCCGCGTTCACTTTTGCCAGTGCGTGAGCTGATTGCCAGTACTTGAATCTTGAGTTCCATGGTGTGTTTCCTTTAGTTGATTGAGTGCTTATGTACCCGCTGATTGGGTGTTAAGCCCCTACGGTGCGGGCGTTGCCGAGGGGAGTCTTATTCATAAAAGGATTGCTCTAACGCGTTTTTGGTGACGAGCGCGAGGTTGACCAGGCGGTATTTGCCGATCTCGACAACGGGGAGGTAGCCCTTGTTAATCCAGCCCGTAACGGTGTCTTCTGTCACACCTACGTGTTGGGCGAATTTAGTGCGGGACATGAGGGGCACGACGGTCAATTGACTTGCGTCGAAGTGAGTGTCCAT